GAGCACAAGCCCCTCAGCATGATTGAGCTTGAGAATGGTCAGTTTGCTTTGTTGCCGAATAATTTCTTAACGTTTAGCGACAATCATTTCACTCGAGACGATGCCAAGGTAAACCTAAAGCACTACAAGAGGGGCGAAACAATCTATTGGGAAGACAAGCATGCTAAGAGTCAAGACTTTTCTGTCAAAAAGTAACATAAGTGGAATCGGAGTTTTTGCTGCAGAAGACATATCTAAGGGCACCGTAACTTGGTCATACAGCCCGTTCTTTACAGCCGTAATCACTCCAGAAATGCTTCAGAGAATGAGTGCTGAAGAAAGAATGCGTCTAGATACGTTAGATTATTACTGGATCGACAGCACAGGAAATTACGTCATATCTCTAGACCATGATAAGTTCATGAATCACTCTTTTGCTGCCAACGTAGAATCTATTAATGATTTTACTGATGTTGCAATTAGAGACATCAAAGCTGGTGAAGAACTAACGATAGACTATAGAACGATAACTCCTGAAGAAACTTGGGAGGACTATTACAGAAATGAAACAGTCAAGAAAAGCTAACATCATAGTAATTGAAGGTGCAGATCGATGTGGCAAAGCAACGCAGAGTAGAATGCTAAGAGAGTACTTAGCTAGCTTTGGTATTATGTCTACTATGATTGAAGTGCCCATTCATTCTGTCGTCACATATCGAATTATCTACTGGATGCTTCGGAATGGTCTCGCCAAAAAATTTCCAAAATTATTCCAGGTAATGCAGTTCTTAAATAGAAAGTTTTTTCAGTTATTCAAACTACCACATATAGAAGACCAGTATGATGTTATTATTTTTGATAGGTGGAGTTTGTCAACGGTTGTGTACGGCATGGCGTCAGGTGTGCCACAGGACTTTACTGTCAAGTTGTCGACATATCTTCGTCAGCCTGACCATACATTTATTCTACTTGGCAAAGCATTTCCACATGAAGTTGAGGATGTTTACGAAGCAGACGCTGACCTACAGGCTGAAGTAAGGGCACATTATGCGCTGTGGGCTGCTTCCAATCCTCAATCATGTACTGTGATTGATTGTCAACAAAACAAGAAGAGAATTTCTAAACAGATATGTGATGTGTTGAGATCAAAAAAGATTATTTGAAATTTTCGATGATACAAAAACAAAAATTGTGTATAAAGAGGTATTATGAGTTATAAAATTTCAGATTCAGTTGCAATGCGTTTCATTCAAATTTTTCAAGAAGCTGTTCTACTCGGCATTGATGGTGCTGATTTGATGCGCCAAGTTAGATTAATTATTGATGAATCACAACCTGACACAGTGACGTTGTGCCCAGAATATGAGAAACAAGTTATCGAGATGCACAAGAAGTATCTTGAAGACGCTGAGATGCTTCAATCTTCCAAGACTGAACCTATTAATTGAGGTTTTTGTTGACGATATCAATCGCTTTGGCAGTGATTTTAACAAGCATGCTTATTATTGCAAGATTCTCCATTGATGAAGATAAGCACGAATAATTTTTTTGCAAAAATGCTTCAAGGGGGTTCCCTTTCTTGAAGCCGTGATTATCTTAAGCATATAACGGTTTAGCCCGTTTTTAAAAGGAGAAACTAAAAATGTTAGTTCGGTACAGTGATACAATGCGCATTCCTACTTTTGATCTGCTCGATTCCTTTAAGTTTTTTAGTGATTACGACAGAGGCATCGCTAGGCATCGAAACGACGCAATCGATGAAGAAGGCGTAAAGATTGAATTGCCTGGAGTAAAAGCCGCTGATGTCGATGTGACTGTTGATGGCCGCACTCTTAAGGTAACTGGCAAGTCTCGTCATGGCACTGAATTTAACTATACTTACACGCTAAAGACAATTGTCGATGATTCGGCGATCACTGCACAATTGACTGATGGCCTGCTTACAATTTCTTTGCCAAAGAAGACTGAGAATTCTGCAAGAAAGATTGTTGTTACTACTTAATCTGTTTGTTTGCGAGTTGTTTAACAGGCCTGGATAAACCGGGCCTTTTTTATTACTTGCGTGTAAAATGCAATTGTGTCGAGGTACAATTAATACATGTCACCTGAAAGAGATGCAGAACTGTGTAGTAAATACCCCTTAATCTTTAAGCATCGCAATGGAACGATCGTGGACACTTGCATGGCTTGGGGTTTTGAGTGCGGAGATGGTTGGTTTGACCTCCTCGATACTCTTTGCGGAGAAATTCAACGCTATGTAGACTGGAAGTCGAAGGATCTTTCTCAAGAAGAAAAAGAATCTCTACAGGTTATTGCTTCGCAAGTTAAAGAAAAATTTGGAACGTTACGATTCTATTATTATGGTGGAGATGACGCAATAGGTGGCATGATCGACATGGCCGAAGCTCTTAGTGCTAAAATTTGCGAAGATTGCGGAGTGCCAGGAAAGATTCGCATGGGCGGATGGCATCGAACTCTTTGCAATTCGTGTGAATCTCAAAGAAAAAAATAAAAAAGTTAACTAATAATTTTGGATATTTATTTATGAGTATGCCCCGCGTTTTATTACTTAACGCTGACTGGTCACCATTGCAGTTCATTAGCGACATTCGGGCTTTAAGATTGTTGATGAAAGGTCGTGCAGAAGTAATTACTTTAGATACGTCGCCTAGTATGTGGGATGTATATTACACGACAGTAACAAATCAATTTCAAATCCCAGCTACAATTCGATTGCATTTTCGAGTTAATGTTAACCCATCAGTTTCTCGATTTAGAAAAAGAATTCTATATAATAGAGACAATTGGGTATGCCAATACTGTAATAAAAAGTTAGGTTGGAGTACAGTGACCATCGACCATGTACTTCCAAAGTGTCGAGGCGGTAAAACTACATGGCGCAATTGTGTGGTGTGTTGTAAGCAATGCAATAGAAACAAAGGTTCAAAATTACCGCAAGAAGCAAATATGAAGCTTTTGAAACAACCGGCAGAGCCAAAGTTAATTCATTTTTGGAATTTAAATGATAGACACAATTGGCACCATGATTGGACTACATTTGTGAATCCACAAGATATTTATTCTTCGATAGCAGCTGAATAATAAATAAAATTATTGATGTGAATGTATATTTAGCATTCAGGAGTCTATTCATGGGCTTGAAGTTGAATGAGTTACAAAAGGTTGTAAAAAACGTCGTGAAAAAAGAAAAAAGTATCGATTCTCTTCGAGAAGAGGTTGTTCGAACTCTCGGGCCCACGATTCTTGTTTGTAGAGGGCTAGAGAGAATGGCCGAGAGTGTCAATGAGCGCCTTGACATTCTTGAAGCAACTGATAGGCCATACGAAAGAATTCGTCCTGCCTTGTTGCTTAAGTTCATCGATTCGACCTCACCTGAAGTTCGTAAAATGGTGGCTAGGTTACTGCCGGAATCTTTTTTAAAGTCATTTATGAGAGATCCTGATGCATCTGTGAGGGCATCTGTCGCACGTCGATTGTCTTCTAATTTAGTCGTTGAGATGACGCGTCGTTTTCCGCAGGATGATACGCTTCGTCAGATTGTAAAGATGAAGAAGCTGGCTGAGGCGGGTCTTCCAACGCCTGATATTGATGATGAAGAATTTGACATGTATGGTCTTGAGCCAATTGGCGATGTCTTTGGTGACGTTGACTATCCTGATTTGACTGATGCATGGTATGAGACAACAGCATTAAAGATTCTCAACATGTATGGTAGAAATATTGAAGAGCAATGGGAAGAAGCCACAGTGCATCAGTATGTTGACAGCATGGCTTCCATGGGCGTCGAAGTTGACAGACAAAGATTACTCGACGCCGTTTACGATCTGCTAGAACAACGCGCTGATGCAGTTCTAGAAGAAGGTTCTCTGGCCGCGATCGCGTCAAGGTTACGACTAGAAGAAACTGAAGTTATGCCAGTAATATCGGAAAATATGGATCCCGTGCAACAACTATTGTCATCTAAAGGTTCGTCAAGCGATTACATCAAACGATTTGAAGAGGTATTTTCGGTCAAGTATACGACTTCCAGAAATCCTGCGGCTATCGTCATGACTGAAGGTCCAGATCGAGTTACACACCCAACATCAGCATTGCTGATAGGTGGTTCTGCAAGAAGTGTTGATGAACGCGCTGTCGATGCATATGTTCAAGCATGGAACGCAAAGAGCAGAATGAATGGTGAGACATATTATCGTTTGGCGTGGACGCCCGATGTCGTCGGTAGCTTGGTCAATTTTCATTTGGAGTTAAAGTGATGAGAAGAAGACTTTCAGAATCCATGGAAATGATGTTGTCTATTGAGCCTAACTTACAGGTAATGACAGACAACATGATCGCTGAATGGGGTGGAATGCCATATCCACAACTTTCTGTTGTGCTTGTTCACTTGAAGTATTTGGCCGCATTGCATCAAAATCATCATTGGACATGCGCAGGTGATCCTTACTACGGTGATCATCTTCTTTTCGAGAGGCTTTATGGTGATATTCCAGGAGAGGTTGACTCTATCGCAGAAAAAGCAATCGGCCTTGGTTCCACAGCCAATGTTGATCTTCAGCTTATTCATTCTCAGCTTCTTAAGTTAATTTCCGGCTCAGGTTCAGCTACGATGATTCCTCAATCGACAGACTTGGCTAAAAAGTCGCTGATGGCAGAAATGAACTTTCTTGCCGTAATGAAGCACCTTTGCGATTCTCTAAAGGAATGTGGATTGATGACCCATGGTCTTGATAACCTCCTTGCAGGTATCGAAGATAAGCACGAAGGCCATGTTTACTTACTGAAACAAAGAATCTCTAAGCCGCTAGTTTAAGGAAATAACATGAAAATTACATCGGCACAATTAAGAAAACTTATTAAAGAAGAAATGGCTGTAGCGATGGGTGGCAAAGACCCACAACGTTTTCTTCACGGTCATGAATCAGGTCATCCAAACGACGACGAAGGATACATGATGAAATTGCGCCTTGTCTCTATTAAAAAAATGGCCATGGAAATTTGCGAGTTGGTAGAAATGGGAGACCAGTTCCCCGGTTGGGTTCAAGACCATGTTGCAGTTGCGCATGAAAACATGCATCAAATTCATGGCTACTTGACTGGCGATGAAATGATTCGTCAACATTCAATGAAGCAACCTAGCATTGCTGAAGGATTAAAGAGGCTTGATGAAGCGCACTCACGCATTACTGCTGAAGAACTCGATGCTTGGAAAAGTGGAAACTGGGGCTTCATTTCCGAAGCCGACAAGGAAGACGCAAAAGATCCCAATGAATATCCTGGTGCGTCCGCAGCAGATTATGAGCCTTGTAAGACATGCGGATTTGATCACAGATATGATCCTGCAGAGGCAATGGCGGCTCATAAAAAAGACAAAAAATAATTTGTTTACATGTTATTGTAAAAGTGGCACAAAAAGAAATATTTTTTTAGCATGCAAAAAACGCTTTGTTTCGATGATGTCCTTCTTGTTCCACAGTACTCCGAAATTGAAACTAGATCAAAAGTAGATCTATCAGTTCCTGGAATTGAAGGTGAGATAGCTCGTTTAACGCAAACACACCCAGCGTTGATGTGCCCTGTTATTGGATCACCAATGGACACTGTCATGAGTCCTTCTGCTGCAGTATCGTTAGCAGAGGTAGGAGGATTTGGAGTTTTTCATCGATATTGCACGATTGATGAAGCAAGAAAAATGTACGTTGAATTCGTGAATTCAATGCCTTCACATTTTACAAGCTCTGAATTTCCGCGTGTGAATCGACACAATGCGATGAGTGCGATTGGCGCCACTGGTGATTATCTAGAGAGAGCAACGGCATTGTATGAAGCCGGTTGCCGAGCATTTTGTATTGATGTTGCACACGGACATCATGTTTCTGTAAAGAATGCATTGAAAGAAATACGATTAAAGTTTGGTGACGAGATTCACATCATGACAGGTAATGTTGCAACCCTCGAGGCTTTCAACGACCTAGCCGATTGGGGTTCAAATTCAATTCGTGTTGGAGTTGGTGGAGGGTCCATGTGTTCTACAAGAATTCGTACAGGTCATGGCATTCCTACTTTGCAATCAGTGATGGATTGCGCAAAGTCGGACCGGGATGCATACATCATCGCCGATGGAGGAGTTCGTAATTCAGGTGATGCTGTTAAGGCTCTTGGTGCCGGTGCTGATATGATCATGCTTGGCTCCATTTTGGCAGGTCATGAAGAATGTCCAGGAGATTTAATTGACAATAAAGGATTTGCCTATCAGGTAGGAATGAAGCCAATTGGCGTTAAATTATACAAGAAGTTTCGTGGCATGGCATCAAGAGAAGCGCAGCTTCAGTGGCGTGGTCGAGTTTCAGTTGTTGAAGGCGAATCTACGACTGTCCCTTATAAGGGATTAATGAAGAACACGATAACAGACCTGTTAGAAGGCGTTCGTTCTGGCTTGTCGTATTCAGGTGCCACTACAATTCGAGAATTCCGCCGCAAGGCAAAGTTTGTCGTTGTGACCCCTCAAGGGGTTCAAGAAAATGTGCCTCACGGCAAACGATGATTCATTTTACGCCGGCTTTAAGTTCCAGCGCCTTTAATGCAGCATCAGGATCTTCGGCCCAACCAAATGCTTTCTTCATGTCATCCCATTCAGGACCATGCTTCTTTTTAATTGACGACAGTCTTTCTTTTGCATCACTTTTTGAAAGATTTGGATAATATTGCTTTTCATTGATGTCATCTTCATACATCCCGCCAGCTCCGCATTGACACATGGCTTCGCTCATTCCACACTGTGCACAAGATCCTACCGCTTCAGTTAATCCGCAAGAGCACGCCGCATCGACCTTTGGAGGCATATGCCCACACATGGGGCATACGTCGCTATTTACGCAGCCACATGAACCGTTAATTGGCATTTCTCCACATGCTGGGCATACGACGATGTCTTCATCCATACCAATGTTTCTAACACCGACAGAGCCCACATCAGCGATACCTTCTACATCACCAATTTTTGTTCCATAAATTGGGTCAAGAGGCGCTCCAAACTTTTCAAAAAGAATATTTGATCGTTTCATAGGTAATAAATATTATTTTTTGTTGTATTATTCTATAAAAATGGATAGAAAAATTTTAATAACAGGTGCGGCAGGATTTTTAGGAAGTCATTTGGTCGATCATCATCTATCTTGTGGCGATTATGTTTATGGAATTGATAACTTTTCTTCTTCTGACAAGAAATCTTCACATCATCGTAAATTAATCAACAATAAAAATTATAATTTTATTGAAGCTGACATTTGTAATCTTTCAAATCTTTCTAAGCAATATTTCGATAAAATTTATAATTTTGCATGTCCTGCTTCACCTCCAAAATATCAAAGTATGCCTATTGAAACGCTGCTAACGTGTACAGTTGGCACTAATAATGTAATTTCTTTGGCACAACCTGGAACGATTGTTGTACACGCTTCGACATCTGAAGTTTATGGTGACCCCAACGTTTCGCCGCAATCTGAACAATATCGTGGTTCTGTTAATTCATACGGTCCACGTGCTTGTTATGATGAAGGCAAAAGAGCCGCCGAAGCACTGTGTTATGACTACAAAAATAAGTTTGATATTGATGTTAGATTGGTTAGAATTTTTAACACGTATGGTCCTCATATGGACATGTTTGACGGTAGAGTTATCACAAATTTTATTCAACAAGCTTTGTCAAATAGAATTTTAACTGTGTATGGTTCAGGTAATCAAACACGGTCGTTTTGTTATGTCACTGATTTAATTAAAGGTATTGTGTCATTAGGAGAACTCGACAAAAATCCATTGACCCCCATTAATTTAGGTAATCCAACTGAATTTACAATTCTTGAACTGGCAAAAAAGATTCAACAAAAATTTGATTGCGAAATTGCGTTTAAGACTTTACCGACAGATGACCCACAACAAAGAAAGCCTGACATCACGTTAGCTCGTGAATTACTGCTCTGGAGACCTCAGGTCGATCTAGAAGAAGGTTTAAATAAAACAATTCAGTATTTTGAAGCTAATTATTGAGGCATTATTATGGATGTAATTTATCTGATGTACGCAACAGCTTTTGTCTTAGGATTTTTGGTTGGTCGTGTAACGTTGCCAAAGTCATATGTATATCATAATGAAAATCAGAATGATAAACAGACAAAGGCTTTGGCAAAAGAAAAAAGAAAAGCAATTGTGATTGATGATAAAAAATTTGTAACGGATGTTTCAACAAATACGCTTGAAAAAAAGGGCGTCGATCTTGGAGCGAAAGTCATCGCTGATGATGATGTTCAATCTTCTGTTATAAAGCTGTCACAGTTTAAAAAAAATAAATAAGCAATATTTTAATTAAGGCAGGAGAAATTTCATGGCTAAAGGATTAGACGTCGGTACATCGTTCATCGTTCTCGCAGAAGAGAGCGCAAAAGGCAAAGTTGTTTATAAGGATTTTCGTGATGCATTCTACGTCATCAAACCAACGACGCCTATTGCTACGAAGATGATTGAAAAAGGTCTGGCCGGTAAAACCTTTGTGAAGGACGCTGATGGTTCTTTTATCATCCTAGGTAAGGACGCGATTGAAAAAGCAATTGAAAGAAATGACTCGGCGAAACGTCCAATGTTCAAAGGCGTCGTGTCGTCGAAAGAGAAAGATGCGCGTCGTATTCTTACTTACATCCTCAAAGAAGTTGCAGGTGCCCCGAACGAAAAACAGGAGAAGCTCGTCTTCTGCGTGCCGGCCCAACCAATCGATCAAGAGGACGAAGACTTTGATGTTGGCTACCACGAGGACGTCATCGTTAAGCTTCTTACTGAAGTCGGTTATTCTGCACGTGCCATCAATGAGGCAGAAGCTCTCTGTTACTCGGAATTGGAAAAGGACGATTACACAGGTGTTTGTTTATCCTGGGGTGCTGGCATGGTCAACGTTTGTGTGATGCTCAACGGTGAACCTGTCGTTACATTCTCTACAACGAAGTCTGGTGATTGGGTCGATCGCATGGCAGCTGTGGCGACAGGTGAATCTGATTCTATTGTACAAGCAGAGAAAGAGAATGGAGATTTTGAAGTAGGTAAGCCAAACGACAATCAAGTGCTTGCCGCCGTCGCCGCTTATTATGATCGTCTAATCGATTATACCACGAAGCAGCTTGCATCTTCGATGGATGGACACAAAGCGCTTCCAAAGTTCAAGGATCCTCTTCCAATCGTTGTGGCGGGTGGAACTTCCAAGGCCAAGGGTTTCGTGGATCTATTTGCCAAGAAACTTGAGGAAAATGGATTCCCACTACCAGTCAAAGAAGTCCGTCATGCGGCTGATCCATTGCATGCAGTCGCTAGAGGCTGTTTAATTGCTGCGCAGGTGATGTAATATGCCTGCATGAAAAAAGTTGAATTCAAGGACGGCTTAGCGATAAATGGCGACTCCACGTCGCAAGAGATTGTAGAAATCGTGAAGGATTATTTGGGGAATGCAAATGTTCCCCTTGTAGCCACAGATCCACCGTACGGCAACATCGTCATGCAGGATTGGGATCGAGTTAAAATGAATGACGATGAATATGCAGATCACATGGTTCAATGGACGCGATTGTGGTCACAGATTCTTGAACAAGGTGGCGCATTCTATGTTTGGGGTGGACTCGGTCTACCAAATTTCAGGCCATTCATCAAGTACCTAACTCGTGTTGAAGACAACAACTTCAAAATGTCTAATCTGATTACATGGTCGAAGAAGCGTGCGTATGGAGTACAAAACAATTACCTCTTTACACGTGAAGAATTGGCATACTTCATCAAAGGCAATCCAAAGAAACCACTTAAGTTCAATATCCCACTGTTAGAAACGAAGCGCGGATATGCAGGCTATAATGAAAAATACCCAGCCAAGAGTGAGTTCTTTCGTCGCACCAATGTGTGGATGGATATCAACGAGATATTCAAAGGCAAACTTCATCCAACTCAGAAACCATCACGTGTCGTAGAGATTCCGATCGAAGTGCATACAGATCCAGGCGATTACGTCGTTGATCCATTCGCAGGTTCAGGTGCCACCGCATTCGCAGCTAGAAAGCTTGGCAGGAGATTTGTCGTCGTCGAAAAAGATGAAGAGATCTTCGATTCGATGATTCAACGATTGTAAAAGTTTCTCCTTCCGGGTACAATATAGTCATGGACAAGCTAGATGAGATGTATAAGCAACAGTGGGATTTCAATGTGCTGCTTCGTGACGAACGACAATATCCTGATTTTCCATTGGATTTGTCGCTGAAGAAGAATCAGCAAATTTTGAAGGGCCTCGCACACGAATGTATGCATGAATTATTCGAGGCGAATCATCTCCTGAAGAACAGCAAGAACCATCGCGTCACAGACATCAAAGAATTTGATAGAGAATCTTACAAGGAAGAGCTTGTGGATGCATTGCACTACTTTCTTGGCATCGTTATTTATAGTGGAATATCCGCTGAAGAATTACACGAAGCTTTCATGAAGAAAGGTGCAATCAACGTTCAGCGTGTAAAAAACGGCTACTGAATTGTACAATAAATCGATGCATGATTCAATTGACTGGGCCGATCTTCATTCGGCCCTAAAACAACAATCAGAATTTTCTTCTTTGTTTTTTGATGCAGCGTCGATGGCGCTTAAACAACGTCAAGAAATGCTGAAGACATTTGTATTGTCTTTGCACTCAGAAGCGACAGGCATTGTAGAGGGAGCAAATTTTAAAGATCATCGACTCTTGCCCGACAAGATCGATACACAAAAAGTCATGTATAAAGCCACCGATGCATATCGATACATCTTGGCGATACTCAACCTTTGCGAAGTGTCCAGCGATGAATTTATCGAAGCATTACGCCAGAAAGACGAATTTTTGCACTATCGTCACACACTAGCTTCGAAACGATGGACAGGACAGCCCATTGTGCTTTTCGACATGGATGATGTCCTTGCAACATTTCGTGAGGGCTTCATGGATTACATTGAGAAACAAACTGGGGTTCGACTCGACACACATAGCCCCGAGTACTACTGCGTCAGCCTCTTAAAGGCAAATAAGATTAGCAACGACGAGATGTTCAAGGGTTTCATAGAAAATCATGGATTTTTACGTCTAGGTATCGATCAGAAATATTTTAACCTTTTATCTCATTTAAAACGTGAAGGCTTCTGGATACAAATCGTGACGGCCCGGCCGGCAGAAGAGTTGACTTGCTTCTATGACACATATTCTTGGCTGCATAGAAATGGCTTCGATGTCGATGGCATAACATTCACACCTGAAAAATTTCGATGGCTTTCGGAACAAGGCTTCTACACTTCCGCCAAAGTTTTTGCAGTCGATGATTCGCCGAAGCATGCTGCTGAATATGCGAAGCACAATGTCCAAGTTATTGTTCCTGAAAAGTCATACAATCATGACGTGGCAAACCTTGACAACATCATCTATGTTCCTGAGGCTGCCGATCCACTTCAATTTATTCCAACATTGTAGTCGAAATTTAAATTTGCAATGTTGGCAGCATTTGTTTTAATATCGCTTGATAAGGAGTAGCGCAATGTCTAACGTACAAAATGGTTTTGGTAACATCAAAGTAACTCTTCTCGACGCAGGAAATTCTCGACCTTTTGAGATGTTTTGGAATTGGTATCGTGAAACGTGGTATTCAATTCGTAACGAAGCATATGATCATAGAAATCCTAGCCACGTCAAGGCGGCAAAAGAGGTTTTGGAGGCAAAGGCGTTGCCTGTTCCACAGGAGGCCCTCAACTTCCAGATCAGGGTTGAAGGACTCAGTCGAGTCGCGCTTGCTCAGTTCACACGTGGACGAGTTGGCTGGGCGTACTGCGTCACCTCACAGATGCCTGAGAAGATTGAGCACGAAGTCATTGTGCCGATGAACATCTATGAATCACGCTTTGGTGATGCCGCACGTGAACTTGTTCAAAAGTCGCAGGAACTCTATGAGGCAATGGTCGCCGATGGAATTCCTCCGCAAGACTGTCGATACATGACGATTCACGGACAGACGACGAACCTCGTTTGTGTCGTCAACTTTATGGCACTTCGTGGTTACTTCGCTCGTCGTTGTGAGAACGGCCTGACGGATGAGCTCAACTACATTGGTCGTCTTATCCATCATGAGCTTCGTAAGGCACATCTTAATGAGGATGGATCCGACAAGGTACCAGGCTCAGGCTGGTCTGTTCTTATGTCGAAGCTAGAGGCGATGGGAACCGATAAGGCGTGTCTCAACAATGATAAGGTCTTCGGTAACACAGGTCGTGCGCCATCGGCAGGCGATTGGGTTCCATCGACGATCAATGAGAAGAATCCATGCGACTGGAGATTCGACAAGTCTGCGTGGTTCTTTGAGCTTCAAAAGCTTCCTGACCATTTACTTTTTCCAGGTGAGAAGGAGATGATTCAGGATTGGAAGACGATTGGGTTCGATGGTCGACTTCGCAAGCTTGGTACGAAGTGATGCAAACGATTGTCATCCTAGATGGTCCCGACAACACGGGGAAGACCAACATTGGTAAGGCACTTTCAAACGACATTGGAGTGCCTTATTTCAAGAATAAGGATGAACATCGATATTTTTTGAAGGACCCGGAGTATTTCATTCATGCGATTAGATACGTCGACACGTATTTCACATCGTACTTGGAGACTTCGGGTGCTTCAATTATTCTCGATCGAGCCTGGCCATCTGAATGGATCTACAGTCAAGCTCTTCATCGAAAGACAGACTTCCAAGTTTTACGCGAGCTAGATGATCGCCATGCAGCCCTTGGAACACGCATCGTTATTCCATGGCGTTCTGATTATTCAAAGGTCAAGGACGATTATGCACAGGTCAACGACAACATCGAAAAAATTCACAAACTCTATATGGATTTTTCCGAATGGACGAATTGCAAGTGCCTCAAGCTCAATGTTGATGATGAAAATTTATCAAGAGAAATTTCAGAAATTAAGGAGTTCATCTATAAATGAAATCGAAAATTTATGGTAGTCACGCACTCGCAACGATACCGTATGGGTTATCTGCGACTTCAAAGCCAGGTCAGTGTGCAAAGATTAATGGCGCATGGTTTGCAATCACAGAACAACGTGATGGAGAATTCGACATCATTGTCAGGTCTACGTCTCCATTACTAGAAGTGCAAACAACGCTTCTTGTAGAAGGACCTATAGGACCTGGTTTTCCAAATGCAGCATGCTGCCACGCTGTGCTTATCGCAGGCGGTACAGGAATTGGCGCGCTGATTCATCTGATTAAGTATAGATTTGAAAGAGGATTGACGACGGACGTCGTGTTCTTCTCTCGAGGTAGCACTGAAATTTCTGAACTGATTCCAGTAGGCATGTGTAAAAATATAGTTGTACGAGATACGATGAAGGAAGGTCGTCCGGAGGATCCTTTAAGTTTACTTGATTTACCAAGTGATTCACATGTCTTCGTGTCCGGTCCAAAAAGCCTGGTGGATGCGTGTAAACTTTCTGCACAGGCCAAAAATTTAGTTTGTAATTTAAATTATTGAAAGGCAAATATGTTCCACACATCAAAATTACACGTTTATCTCGCAAGCGGATGGTTTTCACCAGATCAAGACAAACAACTCACGAAACTTGAAAAAGTCTTTGATGATCGATCCGATTGGATCGACCTAGCATCTCCTCGCCGAATCTTTGTTTGTCCTCCAAATGCTTCGTTGGAGGTTCAAGACAATGTGTTTAAGGGCAATATTGATCACATCAAAAAGGCCGACTTCTGCCTCGTCAACACCACATATCGAGACATCGGCACGATCTGGGAGGCGGGGGCAGCGTTTGCTTATGAAACACCAATCGTTTACTTCTGCGAGAATCTTCCGCCAGGTGCCAAGTTCAACCTAATGTTGTCTCGCAGCGGAATTAAGGTCTGCACTTCTTTTGAACAACTCGAGGATTATCTCAATCGATGCAAGGCTGCCGGTGAGATGCTCTACGAGCCGTACGATAAAGAAATTGAATGATTATTTCTTTTGTGAATTAAACCTCGAGGCGACCGTGCAAATGGTCGCCTTTTTATTTTATGATGGATACAATGTCTGAAATTCTTCGACCTCCTTCACGATTCGTTTCAATTCACGGTCACGACTCATTTTCTGCCTACGATGGATTAGGCTATCCTTCAGATCACATTGACTTCTGCTTGAAGAATGGATTGGATGGCTGGGCATTGACCAACCATGGCAATGGCAACGGACTTGCTCACGCCCACGCCCATGCCAAGAAAGTGATCAAGTCGAAGGGTGCGAAGTTTCGACAACTATACGGCGTCGAATTTTACTTCGTTCCTGATTTAACAGACTGGAAGGTTCGATACGACCTGTCCAAACAGGAATCGTCGAAGGGTGATGATGAAGAAGAAGCAGGCCTCGTCGTGGAAGACGCTGATGAAACAAGATCAGATACCGATAGGTTCGTCGATGTTAACAAGCGTTATCACCTTGTCGTCATCGCCAAGAACCGAATTGGGCTTTCAAATCTCTTCACGCTTGTTAAGAAGAGCTACGTCGACGGCTTCTATAAATTTCCACGAATCGACTTTAAGTTGTTGAAGCAACACGGCGAAGGATTGGTCGTTTCGACAGCATGCGTCGGCGGTTATCCAAGTGGAATCATTTATGGTGAGTTTGCAGAAAAGAAGTTTGCAGAGCTGGATCCATGCCTCGTTGATGACGACACTGTACGTGGTAGAATCAGAACGAAGCTGGAGAACGTCGTCGATCGATTCGTTGATTGCGTCGGTCGTGAAAATTTCTTCTTGGAGCTTCAGTTCAACAAACTTCCTGCCCAGGATCTCACAAATCGAATGATGATCGAAACGGCCTCGACGACAGGATGCAAACTCATTTCCACTGCTGATTCACACTATCCAGAGCCTGCATTGTGGGAAGCTCGTGAAATTTATCGACAGCTGCAACCTGGTCGAATGAAGATTGGTGCAGAGCCGAAGCCACTGCCTAAGTTCGAAGAGCTGAAGTGTGAACTCTATCCAAAGAATGCGGAACAGATGTGGAATGAGTATACAGCCCGCTGGGAAGTGTACCCATGGTATAAGGGCACCGAAGATGCCGTCAGGACCTCCATCGAGAATGGTCATGACATTGCTTGGAATCTTTGTGAGGAAATCTGGTTCGATACTTCTGCGAAGCTTCCATCTTTTAACACGCCTGAGAAAACAAGCTTTAAACAGCTCGTCGATCTCGTTAAGGAAGGCCTCAAGGTGGAAGGCCTTGACAAGAAGCCGGAATACGTATCACGTGCGAAGATGGAACTTGACGACATCAAATATTTGAAGTCAGAAGATTACTTCATGACTCTTCAAAAGGTTTTCAAGCTCGCTGAAAATCGAACACTTCCAGGGTCAGGACGTGGTTCAGGTGCAGGATCTCTTGTCAACTATCTTCTCGGCATTACTCACGTCGATCCTCTCAAGTACGACCTACTGTGGGAGAGATTCATGGGTCGCCACCGGTGCCTTGATCCTGCGACATTGGTGAAAATGTCTGATGGTATCAATAAACCTATTGCTAATGTTGATGTAGGTGATGAGGTGGTATCAGGTAACAATCGTCCACAGAAAATCAAATCAAAATTTGTTACAAAGCATAGAAGACTTATGAAGCTTACTATTGGAGGCCAAGTCATCACATGTTCGACAAATCACAGATGGATCGTATTGCGAGATGGTCTTGAAATTGAAGTGATGGCAGACGAAATTCGATCAACAGATTTGATTAGAAAGCTTTGATTCACCATATGTATCTTTAAGAATCATTCCCGGGAAAAATACATGAAAAAGACAATAACATGCTTGCAATGCAATACTTCATTTGAGGTCACTTACGAGATGGGTGATCAAGGAAGTCTGAATGCCTGCAAGCGCAAATATTGTTCGAAAAGTTGCAAGCGCATCTTCAACAAGTCAAATCCAACATCACTTAGAAAAGTTGAATTATCATGTCATCATTGCAACAGCACGTTTTATCGTCCTACTTCCCAATCAATAACTGCAAAATTCTGTAGCAGGCAATGTCAACGACATTCAACACGTAAATTTTGTGAAATCTGCAAAAACCAAATATCAAGTAGAATAACTGACGGTGTCTGTTTTGGTTGCAGACTAGCCTCGAGAAGATGTACTTTCACATGTGAAATGTGTTCAAAGACGTGGCAAGAATTGCCATCTAATCCTAAGAAATTTTGCTCTCGTGATTGTCAGTGGCATGCACAGTCCGCCGGTCTAGTCAAGTTGGCTACCCATGGTAGATGTGGATTCAGAATCGATTTGAAGGATGGCAACTATTACAAGAGCTCTCTTGAAGCCGATTTTGCTCGATTTTGTAATCACAAAGGTTCAAGTTATCAATATGAATACAAGACATTTGAGTTAGTCATCAATGATAAAAGAATTTTTTACACACCTGATTTTTACCTACCCGAATCCGACACCTACGTTGAGATGAAAGGTAACAGACGTGACGGCAAATACAATTCAAATTTGTGTTGCGTCGAGGCCCTAAAAAAATTAGGCATTAATGTTCATGTAAACCTGATGACAGAATTTTATGATGACATCAGGGGACTTGGTATTCAAAATATTGAAGGATTCGATTACGATGGAACAAAATCACTTATTCAACTACGCCCC